GTCGGTAATGGACTATCTGTGACTTCAAGCAATTCTGAAAAAGCTTGTTCAGACGGTAATTTGTATGAGATTGTGATCCCCTGGGAATCAATTAAAGCCTTATCAGCCATGTTATGCTCCTAATTTTGCCAGATTAAAATATCAACTTGGTGCTGATATAGTTGTGTTTCATCATCAAACCCTCCATCTTGACCACCCAATAATGAACAAGATGATAATTTCTGTTCGCTGATTGCACGTTTTACGATCCTTGCATCCAATTCACATTGAATCTTGTCTGCATTGTGAATATTGATTTGTACGCGAAGTTGCTCATAGCCAGTCCATTCTTTGACTGTATTCAATGCCTCTTCTGAAATGCCCTGGTATGTAATGTAAGTACCTTCAACCTTTTGCCCCATTGCAAGCGGTGCTGGTGCAACTTGACCGTTAAACAATGGCGCAAGCACCGAATAAATAATTTCACTCGCTAACATCATTTATTCCTTCTAGTGCAATCATTCTTTTTTCGAATGCTGCCTTAACATATGTCCCGTATTTATCTTTGAAACGTTCAACAGCAACTTCTTTGTACCTGTCATATGCTGGACGTACAAAAGGTACAGCAGCAAAAGTGGGTGTGCCCCTTTCTATAAAACGGTAATAAAATGCTTTAGATTTGATATAAATCCCCACTGCAACACCGCCATTGACTCGAATACGTTTTCGAGCAATATTTCTCCGAAGTGTGCCTGGTCTTTTTAGCTTACGTGTATTTTGAGGTCGTCCAGCTAATCTCGCTCTAGCTGAACCACGGTAATATCTGTAATAGGCTTTTTCAGCTTTTGGTGCATTCCGCTTAATTTCTTCAAATATTGGTTCGGAAGCGTAAAAAAGTGCATTTTGTGTGAGTTGTTTTTGTTTACCAAGCTTTTCAAGACTTTGAAGTTGCTCAGTTAAATCTGACAACCCATCAATCTTGAAGTCAAATTCCATTTGATAATTTCCCTACTGTACACATTAAGGTTTTCTTACCTTTATTGACTGGTAATGCACCTGAAATTTTATAAGTTTCTTTTGTATCGACATCCTGGATAATATGAATTGCAGATATTTCTGGAAAATCATCTGGACGCATGACAACCCGACAAATTAAAGCTGAACCTTGAACGCTTGACTGGACAAATGAATTGGCGCTGATCGGTAGCACTCCACCATAAAATTGACCAATCTTTTTCCATATTTGTTTTTTTTGACCACCAGCATTTTTTTCTTCAGTTTGTTCATAAACATCGAATAGATGGTCTAGATCACCTGATTGCATTTAGACCCCCATATTTCGTGATGGAAACATCAAGTTTTCACATGCACGGTTCACATATAAATTAACGTCTGTTTGAGATGCGCGGTTTTGATACATGTCAGAGATAATCAACAATGCAGCAACTGATAAATTTTCAGGAATTGCACCTTTATATTTTTCTTTAACCGCATCCCAATCCGAAAAATCAATGAAATCCAGTACGTTCTGTGTAGCTGCTTTTATCAATAACTCAATATATGCATCGTCACGCTCATGAATCACGCGTAAGTGCTTTTTTGTCATTTCTAAAGTAATTAAGTCACTCATAAAAATAGCCTTTTTTTGACATAAAAAGAGGTAAAAAAAGCAGTCCGAAGACTGCTTTTAATTCAATAAATTTAGGTATTAAGCACCGCCACCTTCACCACCATCAGCACCGCCACTACCACTGCCACTGCCAACCTTTGGTAAATCACCTGCAACATTGGCATCTGGAACAATGACCCCACCTGCTGCACGCATTTCTGAACGTACTGTTGCCAAGTTTTTACGGAAATTATCACCATCTTCCAATGAAACTTGTGTATCAACATCTTCACGGATATAGCCATCAAAACCGATTGACAAATTACCGCACCAGAATTTTTCGGCAGCTTGAACTGGACTAAAACGAACAGGTAGCCCCCATAAGAACGCTTGAACACCTGTTCCAGTCGGTACACCAATTAAGTAATGTCCATCTGCACCCTTTAAACGCTCGATTGCACCCCAATCTTGCGGATTTAGAATGTAACATTCAGGTTGAATAAATGAAGCCGCTGCTTTGTATTTCGCTTTGTTCAAAACATCAAGTGAAGTATCACCAGCTACAGCGTCAATCGTGAGATAATTTCCAGCTTCCATTAAACCACTAAAGTTTTTAGGTTGACCCGATGCAGGAACATGGCCATTAATCACAAAATATTCAAGTTTATAGCGAATACCATATGCCAAACGTGACTCGATATATGCCGCAAGCATTGGCATATCTGCAAGCACCTGATTTGATACCTGAATCCAATGTGCAATGGTGCCTACATTCAGCACTTGGGTATCAAATTTAAGCAATGATTCAGGCTTCATCGTACCTTCAGGAACAATGTCTGCCATTAAATTCCATGCCGTTTCACGCAACAACGTTACAATATCACCCTGGATAGGTGCCCAATTAATAAGATCAACCACAGTTAATGGTTGCCATGGCACACGATTTAAATCATTTTTGGCGTATTGATAATTTTCGCCCAATGATCCCAAAGTAATAATATTACGTGCTTTGATACCATCAAACGCAACAGAAGTATTTTTCTGACGTTTTTCAAGCATAGTTTTGGCAATTTCTAAAGCTTCGGTATTACGGACCAAAATTGCTGCAATACCACCTTGTTCGTCTTCAGAACGAGTTTTTGCTTGATTAACCAAATCAGTTTTGATTTGATCAATATCGGCGACTAATTTCGCAATGTCTTTTGCCCGTTCTTCCAACTCCGCTTTAGCATCATCTGGTAGATTGGCTAACTGGGTTTGACGACTTTCAATTAAATCATCTAATTGTTTTAAACGTTTTTTTAACTCTGCTGATGCCGTATCAAGTGGGTTACCACCTTCGTTACGGGTAAAAATTTGCATTGAGCCAATGAGTGGCAGTTTTTGATGAGCAGTCATATTTTTTCCTTTTAAAAAAGAAAACCGCCATTAAAGGCGGTCATGTTTGTTTCATTTAAAAAATTTAAACTTGGTCTAACCAAGCAAATGGATCTGTTTTTATTCCTGGTTGATCTTGGCCAATACTTTGAACACGTTGGATTAAGGATGATGCCGCTGCTTCATCAAGATGAAACTTTCGTCCGAGATAAAGCTTCATATCTGTTTCAGTTTGAATATCTCGCATATCAGAATCAGAAACACGTGCATTTCGATCACTAGGTTCATCACAAACACTGATTTCATATAGACTTGCTCGTTTAATACGAACATATTTACCCATATCTTCAATGTCCATTGGATCAGGATAAAAGAATGCTATCGACAAACCATCTATCGTTTCATCTTCAAGCATTGCTCGTACATCTTTGGCAAGACTTAAACCAGGTGTAAGCCGTCCTGAAACTTTAAAACCAATATCATCTTCTTCAAGCTTCAGCCATTTGCCGATGCGCATCGCAAATTCAGGACTAATCCAGTCATAACGATGGCCATGGTTGTAATACATATGACATCGCATAGCACCAGCCGCCACAGCATTAATAAAATCTGTAAAAGCTCCTTTTACAAATTGTTCACCATGTGAATTGATACTTTCCCAACGAACAGCATATCCGTCGAATTCAAATGCAGAATTTTTGTCTTGATTTTCATCGAATCTTAATTTGACATCTGAAAATGGCAAAAGCCGAATTTGTACATTCGGCTTTTGAACTTGTGCATCTCGCATATTTAAATGATTACGGCTCATTTTTTTGTTCACCTCGTTGCCCCTCAATAACACGATCCAGCGTCAATAACTGAGCTGCAACCATTAAATTATCTCCACCATCAACTGGTGCATAACCTTCTTCAATCCGTACTTCATTAATCGTGGACTGACCACTTTCAATCCGTACTTTATTATTGGCAATACGGGAAGCAATTGAGGCACGTAAAAGGTCCTTGATCTTGAATTCAAACTCAAAGGTATCCCAATCAACACGGTCCAATAAATTTAACCTTGCCGACTCTTCAATGCGCTCAAAATAAGGACGTAATCCAAACCGATAAAATGATTCCACAAGCTGCTCAATACCACTACCCCATACCGTTGAACCACTGGTATCGTTAATCAATACGCTTGGAACACCATAAAAACGACAAACTTCCTCAACTGTAAAACGTCTAGTTGATAAAAGTTCAATATCTTCAGGTGTTAAACTAATTTTTTCAAATTTCAAGCCACCTTCAAGCACTGGAAGAAACCAATCATCTCCAGAAACAAGATCAGACATTTCCTCACGAAGTGCTTGGCGCTGTTCTTTCTTTAAAGTTTTATCAGTAGAGAGCGTACCTGAAGGTTTTGCACCATTTTCCATGACTCGTCCGACTTTATCATCGGTTGCCAACCCAATACCGATTGATCTAGCACCAAATGCCAAAGGCGACATTCCAACCAAGCCAGTACCAAATAATCTAACGTGCCAAATTTCTTTGTCAGTTAAGATTTCCTTTTTTCCATCAAAATAAGTGATGTGGTACTCTTTTTTACCTTTATCATTCAATTTTGGTAAAACTGAAGCATTGTTGATCACTACAAGCTGATTAAGTTGCTTGTGGTAATAATATTTCCGCACATACACATTTCCACTGATTAAATTCAGCATAAATGTTTCTTTAAACTCAATATTTGTTTGATCATCATTCGGTTTATTACGAAATAAACGCGCTAAATCATGGTCAAATATCTGTTTACGATGCCGATTTTTATCAAAAACGAACATTTCAAGCGGTAAACTTGCAACTGTTTCAGCCAAGATTTTATGACATGCAAAGACTGCTGAAAGTGTCATTGCTCGTTCGAAGGTAGCCGTGTTGGCTATTCGGCTATTTGAACGTGGAAAATCAATCAAAACTCCACGTTTTGGACTTTCAGGACCTGTACTACGCCCCTGAATATCTTTGGTTTCATTAATCGCCCGCTGGATTTTGTCCTTTTCAAGACACTCAAACAGCCGACTTTTTGCAATTTGTGCTGTCATCGTCGCCCCACAACCATATTTTTGATGTAATCATCAACATCCCAATCATCTAGATGATCACCAGGTACTAATTCAAATACGCTTTCATCGTCGTAATGCATTGCCCGTGAAGCAGCAATAATCATCCCGATAGCCAAGTCAATTTTTTTACCGGGTGAAGTTTTCCGAGGGAAAATACATTCCTTAGCATCAGGGCGTACAACAACATTCAGAACACACCACTGTAAGACAGGATCACCATCATGATGCAACCGTCCTTCAGCTAGTAATTGCTCAAGCCAGCGCATGGGTTCAGACAAATATTGAGTTTGTTGTGGTACCTCAATGACATTAATCCCTTGATCCATCAAATTCGAAGTCAATTGTGCTGCATGGTATGGATCATGTCCCAACTCATAAAATGAATTTTCAATATGAAAATTCTCAATGTCTTGTTGAATTCGATCAAAATCAGTGGATGCGCCTGGTGTAACGATTAAGTGACCTTGATCACGCCAAACAGGATATTCATCTGGTCGCTTTTCACCATTAATCGCATCTTTTGTATCAACAACACGCTCATTGATATATGGCGTTGCAAAGATATGCCAGTGAATCTTGCCATCTTGTAAACGTGGTCGTAACCGTCCCCACCCAGCCAAATCAAGGCGACTTGCTAAGTCATAACCTCCAAAACAGACTTGTCCCTTGAAATGAGATTCTGATATTTCTGACTTGGCAGCCTCCCAAATTGAAGGTGCAATCCAGCCATCTACAGCCCCGACCCATTCATTTAAATGTTTCTGTCGAGTGATACCTTCTTGCTTAGGACTTACTTTGACTTTTTCAAAAACAGAATGTAGATATTTTTCAGTAACTGAAATTCCATAGTTTGGATTTGCCTTTGGCCAGACTTTAGGATCTTGCCAATCGTCACCACGATCTAAACAGAACACCATCCCGAAATACTGATCATGAACAGCTTTACCACGCAAAATATCAACAACAACTTGCCTTTCTTGATAACACTTGGTTGTGGTGTCATCACCAGCAGTGGTAATGGCTAAAATCAAAGGCTCTTCACGCGCAGCTACACCATTTGCCACAATGTCATACATATCAGCAGTTTTATGAGCATGAAGCTCATCAATAATTGCCGCATGAACATTCAAACCGTCTTTTGTTCCGCCCCGATCTTGTGATAGCGCTTTAAGCGTACTGTTTGTTTCTGTCTGATAAACAGAATAAAGCGAAAATTCAATACCGAAGTTCGAACGCATTCTTGGTGAGAATTCCACCATTTTTTTTGCATCTTCAAATACGATCTTTGCTTGATCACGCGAAGTCGCAGCGGTATAAACTTCAGCACCCATTTCACCGTCGATAAACGCCAAATACAAGGCAACGGCAGCCAACCAAGTGGATTTTCCATTTTTCTTTGCGACCTCAATATAGACATATAAAAATCGACGTTTATTTTCAGAATCTACCCAGCCGAAAATATTCATCATGCAGAATATTTGCCATGGTTCAAGGATCAACTTATGTCGAGTGCCATCAGGTTTAACCTTGGCCAACTTCCCTTTTACATGTGGACAAGCTTCAACAAATTTACATGCATGGGTAACGCGCTCTAAACTCAGTTCATACTCAAAATCAATATCAGGTTTTGATTTGAATTTTATGTTTTGTAGTAGGCTCTGAGTCTCTTCATCGACTTGATCTGATTTAAATCCCGACCTTGCCAAATCTGATAAGAATCGTTTGATTGCAAGTTTTTCTAACTGACCTGCAACGCGCACTCCAGAGCGCACGTCTTGGCAATACTGGAGCGCAATTTTAAAATAATCGCGCATAAATTCTCACTTAACTTGATCTGACAGACATTCCAGAAAACTCATCTTCTTCTGTTGAAGCTGATGCACCAAGTAAATCAAGCTGCTGTTGTTTATTAACTTTGACATTTGAACGTGCAGCTGGAGTCAATCCAAACTCACGTGCAGTTTTTATAATTAATTCTTGCAACTTGTTTCTGATCTGGAGCCAAGCTGATTGGACTTCAAATTTATTCGGTGTAGTCGCAACCCAAGAATTAATATCCTGTAATTTTTCTTGGACCTCTTCATAGGCAGCCATGTTGTCGCAGTGCAATAAAAACACATCACCATCAACTACGCTTAATAAACCTGCCTGTACTAATTTTGGTCCTAGCGTATCCCAATGTTTACGCGCTTTTTTATTCAACCATGCAGGGCATGGTGGCATTCCTAAATCCACTGCTGCATTTGCAACTTGTGCATCGCCATCACGGTCATCCCGAATGCGACTACCACTGAGCATTTTTTCTTGCAGTGATTTAGAAGGTCGTCCAGCAGACATATAAACCTCCAAAATTTCAAAATGTTTTTTAATATTAGAGGTATACCCCCCTATGGAATTTTGACCACGTAAAAATTTGACGGGGGGGCGGTCTTTTTCAGAAAGCCTTTTTTGACTTTTGACCCCCTATCCCCTATTTAAAGAAAATTCCGTAAATTACGACTACTGTAAGAAAACTGATACACCAACACAGAATATTGATCTTTATATGTAGTACAGATAAACCAACGCCATGATCTTCATGGTCATCCCACTTAATTGCAGGTCGCTCAACATCGGGTGGAACTGGGCGCTGTGGATTGTGACAAGGTTGATACCCACTACCATTAAGACCATTGTAATAAGTACATGCAATACACTTTCCGCACTTAACTTTAGTCACTTAATTTCTCTCCAACTACTCGACAACCAGCATCAACCTCATTCAGTCTTGCAAGTCTAAGACGTTCATAGATCTCAACTCTATGTTGATGTTCATCGTTCCAAAGAACATGCAAGCTTGATCCAGTCTGGACAACTACACCAAGATCATCAAAGCCTTTGATGTCATCGCGATAGACGACTGGATCACCTAGCAAAAATATCTCTTTGTCCATTTTCAAACCTACTTCTTGAAGTGACTGTAATGTAAACGGTGATTAAACCCATCTGCATCTTCAATCTCGATTAATTTCCCATCCACGTTGAGAACTCTAAAAGAATCATCAAGCTTACAACTCAGTAGTTCTACTGCATAACCTGTACAAGCCATAGCTGAATCACCTTCAAAGAATGGATTCACACGACCATGAAGCTCAACTTCTTTCTTGACTGGTCTAACTTGCGGTGACCAACTGCCACGATCTTCTATCTGTGTCTTGCGGTCATGGCATGACTTGCATAGTGATTGCCAATTGTTTTTATCCCAGAATAATTCTTTGTCGCCCTTATGCGGAATGATGTGATCCACCACTGTGGCCACTTCAATATATCCACGCTTCTGATGATCAGCACAAAGCGGATGTTCAGCCAAGTGTTCAAGACGTTCTTTTTCCCATCGCGCATCATAGCCACGCTGGTGCGCTGTTCCACGCTCCCGATCTTTCTTACGAATCTTATCTTGATGATTGTCACAGTAACCTTGATTGGTTGCATATTCTTTGCAACTCGAAACAAGGCATGGACGTTTAGCACGTTGTGGTGCTTTCTTTCCCATGATGACAAACTCCAGATCAAAAAAAACCACATGAACCTCCGAGGGAAACATGTGGTATGAAAAGAGTCTTTCGACTCTGGGGAAACTTACAGCGCTGAATAATATTTATAGTTACTCATTGTGGTGAAATGTAGAATATTTTTGGCTCACCTGTCAATAGATTTAAATAAATTAATAGGTGATTTTTAATTGTGCCATGATTTTAGACTCTATTTCCTCAAGTTGCTTTGCTATTTCAGCTTTGTATTGATTTATGAGATTTCCTAAATTTCTTTGTATTTGCATTCTGCTAACTGAACCTATAACTGCTCTGTTTCTCTCAGATGGTTTGTAATCAGCTGGGCAATTAAATATTTCAACCAAAGCAATGTACAAAGCTGTTTCATCACGAACAGGTTCTGATGATAATTTTAAATTTTTGCTGAGTAGCAAAATAGTCTTGGTTGCTTTTGCAATATCTTCTAATTGATTCAATTTAGAAATATGCAATCTCAAAAGAATACTTTGAACTGGTGAAAGTTCTGCATAGCTAATTGCAGCACATACATCTTGAGCAGTTAAAGCACCATACGAACCGCCACCAACTGAATCAAAATTAGTAGTTTTTGGGTTTAATAACCTTAAAATTTTTTCCATTATTAAATACCTGTATGAAAATTAAACATTGTTACGGGCAAAAGCTATTTTGTTACATGGTTGTTACGGGTTAAGGTCTATAAATAATCTTTAAAATCAATAGTTGTTACGGGTGTTACGCTTGTTACAGGGGTATTTACCTCGCGCGAGAAGAATTTATTTTGAAATTTAAATAGAATAAATAAAGGGAGTGAAATTTTTCCCGCGTGCGCGCGCGTGCGAAAGCCCGTAACAGCCGTAACAGACCCTCTGTATGTATTGATATGAAAGGCGTAGACACTGTTACGGGGTAGCGAAAAAGCCCGTAACATGCCCGTAACAGGCGTAACAATCAGAAGCAATATTTTAGAATTTATTTTAAGCATCTTCAGTTCCTCGCAATTTATCACGAAATCGTTTCACTTGTGAAGATAGCCATTCAGCTTGTTTAACGCCCTGTGGTGGCACTTGTGTAAATACAATTCTTCTTTGCACTTCTTTCCTATTTACAGCTGAGTAACTGCCGCCAAAAGTATCCTCATATATTCGGCCATGCCGTTTGGCCACAATTTTTTCAGATGTAATTAATTCGATGAATCTGTTACTAGGTAATGTTTTTTCACCATTGCTATGACAGTACT